AGCCCCGGTCCGTTTACCTCGATGCGCGTATACGTTCTCTACCGCAGGATACTGAACGTAAAACTGTCTCCGCATCTCTTTACACATCCACAATACATCATTCTTACCGTGTGGCGCAATCATATCTACAAAAACTAACCGATCACCACTGTCACGAGCGAAAATCTCCACGCCGTCGTAAACACGAGTCTCAAACTCAGAATCCGTCATAAAAGCCCAAGTGATTAACCCAACACACTCACCGTCTCGGTAAAACAAACGAAGCTGGTCATTCGCAATCGCAGGCAACAAACGCCAAGAAATCGTCTCACACCGAAACCCGCTGTACGGAGCAACCGTCGTCCACAATCTTAACGCATCCTCAATCATCGCTTGTACAAACTCTCAATCCCACCAGGCGTAGAATACCGCTTGATGTTCCCTAAACCTGGAATCCCAGTCCCACTTAACGGACTCATCCGACTGCTCGACCCATACCGACCACTAGGAGGACGACCAACCGGAGCCTTCGGAGCACTAGCCTCCGCAAACATATCACGCAATGCCTTCTCAATCGCAGCCGCACCAGCCTTGTCCTCCGCCTGCGGAACAAGGCCCGAGGGCCGAGACTCAGGACGCATAGGAGAACCCTTAACTTCCTTGCCCCCCAACAAAGACGAAGCATAACTCCGAGCAGCATCCGAAACCGTCCCCTTCTGAACATTCCCTAAACCACCGTTATAAGCCTGCAAAGCCTTCGTATAATCCCCGCCAAACTCCTCAATCAATGCACCAAGATACTCAGCACCAAAACGCAAGTTCTCAACAGGATCAGCACGGTCCTGAATAGGCGTAACACCCAGACCAGGCTTCGCACCCGTCTCTAACATAATCTGAGATAAACCAAGCTCGCCAGCCTTGCCTCGAGCCTTCGGATCCCAGCCGCTCTCCTTCGCAATCAAACGATTGTAAACCTCCGGATCAACACCATAACGCTCCGCCATCTGCGTAGCTATCCGACGGTAGTTGTTGTTCTCTGACATAGCACTAAGCTCCATGGTCCAAGGTCCTGGGACCACGATACCCCAAACCCAAATGAAAATAAAGTGGGCATAATTTCTTGGCCCTGGGAACCTACTTGTTGTTTGGTTGTTGCCCAATGGAATTACCCCCGAATGAATCTACAATACCAATATTATAGGACAGATTGTGTGCTACGCACCCTCTATATAGGGGGGTGCCCCCTCGACGGGGGCACAAGGTGCGCGGGGATCCGCGCCAGTTACCCCCGCGCGGGGCGCGGGAACCGCGGGCCGAGCGCCGCGGCGCGGCAAACGTGCTGCGTTGCGGCGTAAATTAATTGCATTTGGGGCAAATTAATTGTTGATTGGTTGTTGACATTCAACATCACAAGCCCCATAACTTTAGTTATGGAAGCACAAAGCGACCATCTTAATCAGAAAGGAAAGACCATGACAGCCAAAGCAACACAACTAGGCCGGATCGCTGAAATCGAAGCTCAGATCAAAGTGCTCACAAAAGAGCGCGACGAGCTCCGCGCCGATAGCGTAGCGTTCGGATATGCTCGCTGGGAGTACACGATCCGCCAGAGCGCCCCATCACTCGCATGGTGGAAAGAGAACCGCCCGACCGTCTGGCAGAAATATGTCAAAGAGACCAAGGTCAAGAAGTTCACAATCGCATAGGACCATAGCGGTGACCGCCCCCGCGTGGGGCGGCATCCGCTGCGATCCTGCAGCATTCAATCAGAAAGGAAAGACAATGCAACCAGCATATAACGAAGAGGCAGTAGAAGCTGCGAAGGAACAAACCACAGGCAACCGCCTCAAGTTCAAGCTCGAGTTCATGATGATGATGCTCCATTGTGATCGCCTCGAAGAGGCTGGCAAGATGTACGACCAGCTGATCGAAGAGTTCGATAAACTTGCATAAAACACTTGTAGCCCAGCAACAACTGGGCTACAATCAACCTGTTCAATTAGAAAGGAATACACAATGCCAGATATCTATTGCAGACACTGCGGGGAGCCATGGGACATGGACGAACTGCACGATATGGATAGCCACGATTACAAAGCCGCGACCGAGCGGTTCCGGAACCTGGGATGCAATGCCTGGTCTAACACCGACCTCAAGTGCTCAAGTGCCATGGTAGACCCAGACATGGCAGCACATGCCGAGGCAGTCCAGGGGATGCTCGAGTATCCAGATGAGTGGATCTACTGATGAATACTCTGTATAATATCGTACTGGGTTTTTGTGCAGGGCTAGCGATTTCGCTGGTCCTGTTCCTTCCAATCATAGCGGGGTGGGTCTGACACCATGATCGAAGTAAACAAAAAACATTATGGGACATGGGGCGTATTTATGCGCCCCATAAACTCGAAAAAAGGTCAGCACCATGACGAGCACTTGGGCACATACCTATATGAACCCAATGCGATCCGCGCTGCATACGACCTGCAAGAGCATGATCAAAACAATGATCGAGACCGAGCGTACTATGTGCGAGAGATTCCGTTCATAGATCGCAGCTGAACCACCGCCTGGGCGCTGCGCTATATAACGGCTTCGCCGCCCAGGCTATTCAATTAACAGAAAGAGAGAACACAATGGCGAAAGAGGGTCACGTTGCATACGCTGCAAAAAACCACGGCATGAAACATAGTTGTGACTACTGCAATGGGCACGGAGTTATCGAAGATTGGCACGTCTTATGTTATCAGCGATCCGCTCCAGAGCATAAGATTTATGCGGGCCAGGTTTACGATAATTGGAAAGACATTATTCCCTGCCCTCAATGTAAGAACTAATACAAACACTCAAGATCCCTGGCCCAGGGTTACGGGCTTCCTTTCTGAGAACCCTGCGGGTGCAAGCCCGCAGGGTTTTTTGTCAAGCCGCAGGGCGGCAGGGCCGCAGAGATTGTTTGAAGATTAGTTGTTGACTGGTTGTTGGATACCTGATAACAATAAGGTGTTCTTAATCATTAGAAAGGAAAACAGAACATGCAAAAATCATATGTCTCCGAGGAAACTCTGAAGGTCAAGATCGACATCGAGCTTGGCGAGGTCCAGAACCTGATCATCTCTCTTGAGGAATTGGACACCGAGACCACCCCCAATCACTACCGCGTCAAGGCGCTGGTCACCGAGCTAAAGAAGCTGCGGCAATCCGCGGTCGAAGAGGCCCATCGCAGCTTCGAAAGAATGCTCGACAACTACTAAGATCAGGGCCCTTCGGGGCCCTTTTCATTGGCCCGCTGCGCTCGAGCCCAGCACCACGCGCCAGGGATCCGGCACCACGCGCCCCGCCCTGGCAATACATAAAAGAAAAGACAGGGCCGCAGGGCCGCAGGGCCGCAGGGCCGCAGAGTTTACATATCTTTTCACTTGTCGATAGGTTGTTGCTCTGCTATTCTTTACTCGTTAACCATTACACAAAGGAAACAAGATCATGAAATCCGGAATCATCTACAACGGGCCTAGCCTCTTGGATGGCAAGCCAATCGTCGTCATCGCGACCTTCTCAAATCGTAACACAAAAACGGGCGCGGTGGTGCAAACCTATATCTTGCGCTCCGATATCAACCCGCTTGAAGCTAGCAAAACAGGCGCAGACTTTTCAATCTGTGGCGACTGTACCATGCGCGGCGAAGTCACTACCGACCCCGCCCGCAAGCAAGCCAAGGGGCGGCGCTGTTATGTCAACTTAGGCCAAGGGGTCTTGATAGTTTACAAATCATTCTTGCGCGGCGTGTATCAACCCGCGGATCCGGCGACCATAGGGCGCGGGCGCTTTGTCCGAGTCGGCACATACGGCGACCCCGCAGCGGTTCCCGCCCACGTTTGGGAAGAATTACTTTCCGAGGCGGACACGTTCACAGCATACAGCCACCAATCCGGATGGCGTCCCGATATCGCGATGCAAAGCGCGGACGACTACCACAGCGCCGTGTTGCATTGGAAGGCAGGGCGGCGCACGTTCCGAGTGATCGCAGAACTAGGCCACCTAGACCGCAACAACGAGGCCCTTTGCCCCGCATCAAAAGAAGCAGGGCGGCGCGTACAATGCACAGCCTGTAAACTTTGCAAGGGATCGAGCAAAGGCAAATCAATCGCAATCGTGGAGCATTAATTATGGATAAAGAATTTAAAGAATGGTTGGAAAACGACTGGTTTACTTCTGGCGAAACGTCTTGGGAAGAATACTACGACGACGACGACGAATAAGGACAGAGGGCCACGGCCCTCTTTTCTTTGCCCGCCAGGGCCCTGGCGCTTGCGCCGCGGACCACGGTCCGATAAAATAAAACTACGAGGCCGCAGGGTCGCAGGGCCGCAGGGCCGCAGAGTATATAAGCTCCAAGCGGGGCCGCAGGGCGCAGAACAAAGACGCAGGGTCCGCGAACCTCGATCCTTGGGCCGCAGAGATGCCGCCACTAGCAAGCAAGGCCCCCTGATCCCCCTCAAACAAAAGTATATCACGGTGAAGGGCCCTCTTTACCAAGAAGAAATTTGCCCCACCTCTCGCCCAATATGCAGCATTCCACGCGATCTGATGAGGCGAGATGTTTGCTGCGTTTCCCTTGCTTACCTTCAACTCACACCAAAACGGCAACCCATCCCAAACTAAATGCACATCAGGAACACCCCCTCCATGCTTGTTCTCAATCCGCGTTGCGAAGCACTTCTTCGGCAGGTTCTGCCTCAATTGCGTCCAGAAGTTCGCCTCCGGTCCCTTGCTCATTGGTCACATCCTTGTATGTCCCTTCGATCTGGAAGGCTTGGGGATACTGCTTCTGTAAGGCAGCAAGTCGGGTGGTAATCTCGTCCCGAGAAAGCTGATCGATGGTGTTGATTGTCTCACGCCTGTCGATGGTCAAACCACCAAGGGCAGAGCGTATCTTCTCCGCGTTGATCGCAGCCGAAAACTGTCCAGCATCCTCCGCTCCAAGAGACAGTTGGTGCAGCCTCTCAAGCTGACCAATGGTGGTCACACCATAGCGGCGCTCTCGTTCCTGTCGAAGCTCGGTGATGTATTCCAAAACGTGCGGGTAATCCCGACCATTTAACAGAATGGATGCCTGTTTCGGGGCCACATCGTGCGAGTATCCCGCCTTTCGGGCGCACTCAGCGTTGGAATAGATGCCTTCGACAATCTTCTGTGCAAAAGTCATCTGTCTATTTGTGAGCTTGCGCCCGTGTTCTTCTTCGATCTTCTTCTTAATCGACGGCATGAATGGTCTCCATGTTTTCAACAACAATACAACAACAGGATCGCCCTGTTCAAGGGGGCCGCTGCTGTTTACAAATGTTTACGCTGTTTACGCTGTTTTCCCCCGAGGTTGTAGACCAGCAACACCATGACTGGTGTCTGCTTGAGAAATTTCAGAGGCTGAAACGTAAACAATAAGGCCTTATTGTAAACAGGTGTAAACAGTCGGCTCAACTATAGTGTGTTTGTTTACGCTGTTTACAAGATTTACACGAAAACTTTTTCCTTTTGGGCTTTTTTAAAAATATCTAGCGAAAATGTGTATACAGCGTAAACAGCCCCTGAAATATTTTTTTCTTGAC